CGACACCCCGCCACTGCCGGTCGCCTGCGCCGAGCGCCCCGGCCGCCGCTGCAGCGCCCCCGTGCCCACCCCCGAGCTCGTCGCCGACCGCCGCGGCGCCCGCACCACGCCACCCGCACCGACCCCCGCCAGCGGCCGCGTGAACCGAGCCAGAATCCCTGCCGCCGCCGGTACGCCACCGCCCCCGAAGTCGTCGTAGGTGGACAGCATCTCGCTCGACCAGATCCCGATCCGGCCGCTGTCGATGACGGTGTCCGTGGCGGTCAGAAGCCGCGTCCAAGCACCCGCGCCCTGCTTCACCCAGGCCTCCAGCGCAGGGCCCACGCAGCGGATGCCAACCCGGTCGCCGGCACTCAGATTAACGTCGACGTTGGCCAGGAAGGTGACGCCGCCGCCACCCGGATTCCAGCGGCCGAGGGACAGATTGGAGATCACACCGGGGCCGGTGTCGCCGTCGTAGAACACCATGTAGCTGGTGGCCTGGAAGGTGCCCGGGTTCTGGATCCGGGCGTGCACCGCGAAGCTGCCCGACGCCGACAGCGACCCGATCGTGACGTAGGCCTCCTGGTCGGCGCCGATCGCCGAGCCGATCCAGTAGGCATCGGCGTTGTCGTTGGAGCAGGTCAGCTTGTTGGAGGCCACCCGCATCTGCGTGGTGGTGCTCGAGCGCAGCTGCGACTGCCAGCTGGCACTGGGCGGCGGCCCGGTATCGGCCCGGTTGAAGTCGTCGAGCAGCGGCGTCGTCGGCCAGGTGGAAGGCATCGTCCGCCCCAGCGGCGCCACCAGGCCGACGCCCGAGGCAGCCAGCGTCAAGAGCTGCGCCACCCCAGCGAACACGATCGAGGCAGCGCCGCTGCCCGCCCGAGTGATGGTGCGCGCCACGTCCCGCTTCACTGCCGCCGACCCCACCCCGGCCCGAAGCAGGCGCGGGCCGGGCATCCGGCTCAGCGAGGCCACCACGGCACTGGCCGCGGCCACCACCCCGCCCCCGAAGTCGTCGTAGGTGAGGTTGGAGTCAAAGCCCGTGAAGCCGAGGTAGGTCCCGGTCGTCAGCGAGGTATCGACGACCGAATCCACCAGCGTCCACGACCCGGCCGGCTGCTTCACGTACACCTCGATCGTCGAGCCGACCACCCGGATCCCCATCCCGATCGGCACGTTCGTGAAGCTGGTCGAAAACGGCGCCTTCAGATCGGTCCAGGAGCCGGACACGTACTTCTGGATCACGCCACCGCCGTGGTGGAAGGAGGCGCAGTAGCCGGTGACGCCGGTCGTGCCCGGGTTTGACACCCGCGCCCACAGCTTGTGCTGCGAGTAGTCGGCGCCGTAGGCGTTGGTCAGGTACATCTCGTGATCGGACGAGGCCATCGGCGTCGACCAGTAGGCCGACGCGATCACCGGCGGGTAGGACACCGCCCCCACCGGCCGCATCTCGTTCGACTGCACCTTCAGACCGATCTCGTTCGCGCCCGCCCCGGTCAGCGCCGTCGTCCAGCCCGGGCCCGGCGGCGGGCCGGTGTTGGCGCGGTTGAAGTCATCGAGCAACGGCGTCGCGCCGAACGCCGGCAGGCCGCCCCCGGCCAGCGCCCCGAGCACCCGCCCCGGCCGCGACTGCAAGAGCGGCGCGGCCGAACCGGCGGCATCGAGCGCCTGCGAGGCGGTGGGGGGCGGCGCCGCCACCGTCACCGGGTTGCGAACGAACCAGTCCTCGTACCGGACGCCGTCGTCGAAGTACAGCGTGTACGGGTTGGCGCTGCCGGTGGTGCCGCCGCCGTAGCGCATCTCGGTATTGATCTCCGACGCCTGCGTCCAGGACACGCTCACCTGCGCGTCATCGTTCACCGCCACGTACCACTGCAACTGCCCGCCCACCTGATCCACCCACCAGGAAATCCGGAACCAGGAGCCGGTGGTGATCAGCGTCGCCGACGGCGACCCGATGATCGCCTGCGACTGGCGGCAGGGCTTGATCTCGCCCGCCGCCGTCAGGCAGATCTCGGCGTTGTTGCCGATCGGGTTGTACATGCAGAAGATCGGCTCGATCCCGGCCGACGGCAGGGCGTCGGCCCACAGCCAGAAGTAGCCGGAGTGCTTGCGCATCCCGGTCCAGGTGCCGGACTGGTCGTAGGCGCCGAGGGCGCCCGCGCCGGTGCGGACGATCTTCAGCGCCTTGGTACCGCCCGCATCGTGCGAGCCGTGCGTGGTGGAGTGCGTGACGGTGCCGCCGGTCTGCGCCACCGTGGCGTAGTCGGCCGCCGGGCTGGCACCCTCGTTCAGATGCGTCACCCGCACGCGCACCGCAGGCGTCGCGGCACGACGGCTGAGACGCTGCGGCGGCGGTGTCTTGACCGTGGTCAGGACCTGGGCGCCACCCAGCTCCGTGGGGCCAGGCACTACCTCACTCGATCCACTTCACGTAGAAGTCGATCGCCGTGGCGACGGCGGAGCTGATCGCGACCAAATCGATGATCAGCGAGCTCGAGACCGGCACGATCAGCTCCTCGCCCGGGTTCCAGGTCCAGATCCAGCCCGCCCCCAGCGACGCAGGCAGCGTCACCCGGCGGAAGTAGATCGGCGTGCCGGGCAGCGTCGGCGGCGTTCCCCAGGCCACCGCGGACTGCCCGGTACCGGCCGGCGCGGAGGCGTTCTCCGCCTGCCCGGTCTTGGGCGAGGTCGGCGTCACCCCGAGCGCGTTGCGGCGGATCAGGCCGACCGTCGGCGAGGCGCCGTTGACACCGACCGCCACCCCGATCTCGCGGATGAACAGCTCGTCCGTGGCGCTGCTGCGGATCTCGGCCAGGCGGCCGGCAGCCGTGAGCGAGGCCGACCGGTCGGAGACGGCGTAGGCGGCAGGCATATCAGGTGAACGACAGCTTGATGGTGAGCTGGATGGAGTCGCCGGCGCCGAGGTTGATGACCGAGAAGTCCCCCTTCACGAACAGGTTGCCAACCGTGGCGGCGTCGAACAGGCCCGCGTTGGTGATCGCCCGCGGCGCCGTGATGGCGACCGTGCCCACCACCTGGTAGGTGTCGTTGGTGGTGGTGGTGGTCTGCCGGGTGGAGGTACCGAGCGCCCGCGTCTCCACCTCCGTGAACAGCGTGGTATCGCCGATCACGGCGGTACCGGCGCCGGTGCCGATCGCCACGTAGGCGGGCTCGGTGCCGGTGCCCTTGATGCGGGCGGTGGCGATCCCCTTGCCCACGGTCGTCCAAACGGTGGCCATCAGTCCTCCAGCTTCCTACGGGTGAGAGCGCCGAGGCGCCCGTGTACGAGCCCGTCGGCGAGCGCCGTCAGGCGCCTGCGCACGGACTCGTCCGGCTCGTCGGCGCTGCGCCACACGGACACCGTGCCGAGGTTCTCGACCGTGCCGTCGGCGCGGGTGATGACGGCCTCGATCGAGACCTCCTTCAGCTCGCCGGTTGTGTCCTGCTGCATGTCGCCCTCCTCGAGCTCGCCGGGTGGCCCCCTCCCGGACCGAAGCCCGGGAGGCGGCAAGCCGGATCAGGTCGGGACGACGTACGACGTCTGGAACTGGATCGAGCTGGTCTCCAGCGCCCGCCGCGGCTGGTGCGAGAAGCCGTAGCCGACGCCCCACTCGTGGCCGTAGTCGAACGACTCCTCGACCCAGCTGACGTTCTCGTCCAGGCCCTCCACGAACGCCTCCTGCCCGAACGCGATCGCCTTCTGCGTCGGCACCGTGCCGCCGACGCCGCCGAGCGCGGTGGGGACGTTGAAGTTCTCGTAGATGACGACGCCGTCGATGGTGGCGACGTGGCCGGAGAAGATCGGGTTCATGTCCGACCGCGGCGCCGCGTTCTGGACGGCGGTGTTGTAGTCGGTGTCGCCCTTCAGATCGAGCGCGGCATACGGATGGACGACCAGGAAGAACCACTCGCGGCCATCGAGCTTGAACGGCTTGGCCTTGTTGTTGAGCAGCATCGCCCGGATCTTGCGGATGTCGGTCACCTTCAGCGTGGTGCCGGTGGTGAGGGTGGCGTTCGAGGTGGCCGCGCCCGCGTACTTGTAGTTCGGCACGTAGGCGACGCCGTTCAGGTTGGCGGCCGAGGTGAAGCCGGCGAAGCGGGCCACGTCGGTCTTATCGGCGCCCCACTCGGACAGCCGCAGGTAGGCCTCCTCGCGCAGGTCCATCATCGACTTCTTGGCAGCCCGGCGGAAGCCGCGGACGGCGTGCCGGAGCAGGGTCGGGATGACGGTCATCTCCGACGTGGTGAGGTTCTCCTCGTTGCCCTGCAGGATCGCCGTATCACCGGCCACGCCGGCGCCCGAGAGCGGGTTGGTGACCTGGATGTGGATCGTGTCGCCGGGGTTGTTCAGCAGCGAGGAGTCCTGGATGATCGGCATCCCGGAGCCGGGCGGGCCGACGAACTGGCCCCAGAACCCGTGCCGGGTGTGGTTGCGGAAAACCCGCTTGGACCAGACCGCCGGGA